GCAAGTGCTTCTCCACGTTGATTAATAAATCTTTTAAATACAGAACTGCCTTCAACATTTATCATTTCAGCGGTATAATCGCTTAATGCTTTTTTATAACCTTCTGGACTTCTTCTAAATTTATTTGAAAATTCTTTAGCTTTATCAGTAAGCTCTAATTCTATTTCGGTTTCAAACCTATTAAGAAGTGCTTGCTCTCTTGCCTTTGACGCAATTCGTCCAAGACTTCTAGGTGCTTCAAAAACAGTAGGAAGGCCATCTTCTCCAAGAGTTGTTATTTCTGCTGAAGAATATTGCTCAACAGATTTAATGCCTCTTTCTCTAGCATCTTCAGCAGCACGTTTATAAAACTCTGCATTTAAAGCATTAGCTCCATCAGCAACAGCTTCACCAATTATAACACCAGCCCTTGATGATCGAGCAACACCAACAGGACCAACTTTAAATTGTCTTGTTTCTCTTTTGGGAGCCATTAATCTACCTATCTAGTATCTTGGAATTGCATCATGCCACCCATCAAAGTAGTAAATGCTTTAATTTGTGCAGCTTTTTCTCTAGCTCTACCTTCAACCCTTATTGTTGTTGCTTGCTGCTGAAGCTTAGCTTGTTCGAACATACCCATAAGATCTGATCTTGATGTATCTTCTAATGCTATTTCTCTTTGCCTACTTAAAAAAGCTCGAACAGAAGCGTCATCTCTACCTCTAAAGGCAGAAATGTTTGCTGAAAGATTATTGCGATATAACTCTAATCTATCATTATGTCTTTGTAATGCCGAAACTTTACTGCGTTTTTTTTCAGTCTCAGTAGCAAAGGCATCTAGTTCAGCAGCCTTACGCTGCGCCCTGCCAGCAGCAGCCGTAGCACCAGCTTGCAAAGCTTTACTGCCAATCATTAATGCCATAGTAATTGGGTCCATTAAATAATAACCTCCGTAATAAATCCATTAACTTGCATAGATAAAGGATCGTTCTGTTCTATTGTTACTTGCGGATCTCTACTGTATCCAAGCAATCGCACTTCTTCTTTACCAGTAAATCTAACACTTCCTATAGGTATTGATTTAGTATTTACCTTTATAGATCTGGTATCTTTCATATCTACAACAACATTTGTAATGCCTCGAAGAGATCCTGTTAATGGACCAGCAGCACCAGAAGCATCTATTGGATTAGATATTATTTTAGAATCAAACTTCTTTCCAACATAAACATGAGTATATCGACCTTGACTATTAATACTGGTACTCATTACATCGAGAAAATCATTTGTAAAATCAAGTTTACCAGCTGTTAATGTAAATTCACCAAGGTAATCTAACTTGCCTTGCCCACCTACAGAGAGTGTATTTGTTTGCTCACCTATAACATCAAGAGCATCACCATTTGCATAAAGACTAGTACCAAGAGTAACTGTAGCACTTGTAGGATTAAGCATAGAATCAATAGAAATACCTGCTCTTACATAAGAATCTAAACCAATATCAAAATCATATTCTCCAACTTTAAATTCACATAAAACTAAATTATTTTTAAAATCATACATATTAACAAACAATCTATCATCAATAGCAACGCAAGAATCAAACCTTCCATTTGTAGTAAATGAAGTCCAAGACGCTCTTTTCTCTGCTCTATTAGATGTAAAAACAGCAGCATTACCATCTTGCATAACCATCAGCGCATAAGAATCTGATTGCTTAAAACCACTATGAGCAACAGCAATCCATCGAGGCTCATTAATTAAATGAGAAGCAATTGTTGATATTGCAGTAGAAGCATAAGCATCTTCAGCATCTGTAAACAAATACTCTCTAATTATTCGACCACTTGCTTGAGCAAATATAGTTGCGCCATCTATTAATGCTGGTTGAGCAAAGCTAGATCCATATGGTGTTTGTTCACGGATCTGAGCGTTAGTTGGTGTAATACCCTGATTAAGAAAGGTAGGAACATAAAGCTCACCAGTGCCAGCAAACACCTGAAGATCTCTACTAGATACTAAATGACGTATTTCATGTACATCACCAGTTGCAGCCGTTAATTGAATAGCCTCATTATCTTGTGCAGTACCTACATCAAAGTTAAAATATTCACCTATTTGACTCATAAATAAAGTATCTGGCTCAGCAATAGTTCCAGCAAATACTAATCTGTTTTCATGAAATGCTACTGCTGCTGGATAACCTCTTTTAGCTGACCAAGCTTGTTCATCAAAGTCTGTTGTTGGAGCATGGCTTACAATAGTTGGTGAACCACCTCCATCTTCTGAAGAAGTTGCAGCAGCCGCTGAACCGCCACTTGATGCCTCAACAGTATAAGTATTTTCATCTACTATTGATGTAATACTTCTTGTTCCATTTATAGCAGCAGCAGGTATGCCACCAACAGTATCAGCTAAACTAATTACTACAGAGTCACCAACATTGTGACCATGATTAACTTGAGTAATCTCAATAACACTGCTTCCATTTTTTGCCCTAATTGGATTGGCTATATCTAAAGATGTGCTTAAAAGATCAAGTATATTACCAGTTGCTGAAGTTGTGGACTGAACACTTGTTATTTGTATTTCATTGCCACCATATCTTATAATAACACCATCATGTAAACCTGTTGTATCAAAGTAAGCGGAGCTTGTTACTAAAGTTATTCCATTTCCTGTTGTAGCACTTGGGTTTAAAGTAACCCCTACACCCTGAAATTTAGAATATGGTTGATAAGTTTTTTTACCATCTGCTCGATCATCAAATGTATAAGTGCTAACATTAAATGCAGTAAGACTTGTTCTTGTTAATACTCTAGGCGCAAACAATGGATGGCAGATAAACATTACATCACCCATTTGTGCAGTAGTATATTGATTTAAATAAATTCTATTAAATGGAAGGGTTGCGCCACTGGAATCAGCAGTTAATGTTGCAACTAATGTTACTGTATCCTCATCAACAACTCTAAAGCACCTTACTTTTTGATGCTCAATAGAAATAATATATTGCTCATTGTTATCAAAAACAAATGGAAACAAACGAGACTGATATTTGTAAGAAGATGATGAATTATAATCAATACCATAATCATAATGACGATATGTGCCTTGACGTTTCTTTGCACTACCTTCGGCAGTAACAATCATGTTTTGAACTTTTTGTGCTGAGCTTGTATAGATGGCTGTATCAGTTCTCATAATTAGAGAATCGCTAACCTCACCAAACTGAAAACTGTTTTGTGGAACGCGAATTTTTTGCACTAGCTAAGCCTTTCAGTAACAAACCTTTTTGTATTAAGTTTCTTAGTTGTTTGAGCTTGAGAGTCTAACCTTCGAGCTTTTATTAACTGAACATTTGCTTGCTGATCCATAGCAGCAGATAAAGAAGCATCTCTTGCTAATGATACTGCAAACACAGAAGCGACTGAAAACTGAACACCAAGCGTAAAATAAGGCGCCCAACTGGATTCATTGGCTCGATAAATATAATCTGCAATGACCTCATCAGTAACGTTTGCATTATTATAAACTTTATCTTTATATATATTATATTCAATTGGAAGATCTTGAACAGTAATAGCATTAATCATTAATGAATCTGATGGTAATTGATAAGTAGAATCCCATCTTCCTATTGGGGCATCATCTAATCTGTTGAGTTGAAATTGTGTTGTGGCAAAACGCCAACGACTGCTTGTTAAAGCAGCCCTAACAATATCTTCATATACTGCATCAGCTATATCAGACTCTGTAGTTCCATCTGTAAAAGATTGAATAGGACTACCGCCGATTAACATTGATGCTCGAGAGCAAATTTTTATTGCTGTGTTTGCAAAATCAGGCATAGAAAGTTGGGGGCCGAAGCCCCCACCCCTTAGTCGCCATCAGTTTCTGCTACTGCCGTACCATCAGATACGTCAACAACAGAACCAGTATTAGACAAAACTGTTACAAAATTTGTTGTTGGTGCATTAGTATCATGCACTATAACCAAATCACGAACAGCAAGCATATTAGCTGCATCGTTAAAGTAACCAGCCGTGTTTACAGCAGCAATTGCATCAGTAGTTGTGTATCTCCACAAGCTACCATTTGAATCACCACCAATACGAGTTAGTCCACTTGAAGCAAAAGCCATATTCTAACCCTCCTAGTTATTATCTAATAGTTCATAGATACCATTGTCATCAATAACAACAGCACCCATAGACATCATAGAAGTTGCAAGGTGAGATACTTTCTCAGCAACGTAGTTGACTTCAGTTTGAACATCAGAGTTGATACCCAAGCCAACAGCAGTTGTGTGATAGCACATACTCTTACCAGCAAAAGGTAAGTTTTGATCACCAACGAAGTCAGATGATGCAAACTCTGTAATTAAGAACAGATCAGCAAAACCTTTTGGATGCATAGCAATATAACGCTGTCCATCTTCAGGAATGTTAGCTGTTCCAAATGTTTCAAATACAGATAGTAGATCTGCTTTTTCAACAGCAGAACTTGTATCGTGGATTTGAGTTGAGTTAGCACCAGCATCCATAGCTGTAATTAGTAAGCTATCAGTCTTACGACCTAGAGCAGCAGCAGC